TTAGCTTTGATTTTTGGTTGTCCAAAAGGATTGTCAGGTAATTCTACCCAAGGTTGGTTAACAATAACCAATGTACTTGTGTGAGGTTTATCTGCTCTTCTTGAACCTGAAATTCTTTGGTTGATTCCCATACCAATCTTATCAGCTAAAACTGATGCATTGTGTTGTTTACCACCTTTACCATCGAAAGTCATTTTACAAGGAACTGAACCAACTGAATCCCAAAGGAATAATAAGTCGTGAGGAATATCACCCTTTTGTTGTGCGTCTAATAATTCATTGATATAATCTGTGATTTGTTCAATGTATTCAAAGTCACTATTGAAAAGATAATCACCTTCTCTATCGAATCCCATTAACTCCGCGTGTTCCCAACTCCATTTTTGTTCTGTAATGATGAACACAGGGATAATTCCTTTCTTTTGAGCATCAACCGCAGTCTTTACTAACGCTGTTGTTTTACCCGTATCACTATGTCCTAATAACATATTGATGTGGCCCATTACAGGACCCGGTAAACCTGTGGCTTCCAAGAAGGCATCACCCAAATCGAAGAAACGGTCTGGTTTGTATTCGGCTTCTTTAGAGAATTTCTTCTTGATTGCCGAAAAATCTGTTTTTTTAATACCTGCCATTGTTTTGTTTTTAAAAGTGGGGTGGATATTTCACCACCCCTTAAATTATTTAGAACGGTAAATCGTCATTTGATTCTTCCTCATCTTGTGGGTCAGTATAAGTTACTGACGGAGTAGATGGTGTAGACGGAGTAGATGCTCCGATTGTTGCTTCACCTGTTGAGTTTGAAACGAATTTCTTAGCTTCACTATCCCAACGTGGAACTTCACCTCTTGCTACCATTTCAAGATAATCTTCACCTTTCTTAGAATAAACATCAGCCCAAGTTAATTCATCATTTGTCCATTGTTGAGCAATTGATGGGTCTGTGTGTAGTGGAGATGGGTCATCAGGAATTACTGAACTGATTGTTGTGTATTCTTTACCATTACCCGCTTTAGTTAGAGATAATGTAAGAATTAAGTCACGACCTTTTTCAACATCTGTAACATCACCTTTAGTTCTGAAAATTGGGTGGATTTTATCCAATACCCCGTCAGCCTTTGTGTTATGTTTAAATCTCCAAAATTTTGGTCCGTCTTGTTCGTTATCACGGTCGATAACTTTAACGATGTAGAAACCACGAGAACGATAACTTCTTGCTAAGTCTCTGTCTTCTTGTACACCTGTCATCATTAAACTTTCATAAACTTCATTTAATGGTGAACGTTTACCCTCTTGTGCTGGGTCATATAATTTAGTCCATTGTCCATCAACCTGAATTTCGTGAAATTTAACAGGTACGAATGGAGTTCCACCATCTGCAGGTGGTAAAATACGAATACGTTTTTCCACACTTCTTACACCTTTTGGTAGGATTGTTGTGAAATACTTCTTCATTCTATCCTCTTGGGATACTTTGTTTGCACTGCCGCTTGCGGCGTTTTTGGTCTTCTCATACTGAGCAAGTACCGAATCTAATACTGACATAATAATTGGGTTTTAATTAAAATAATAAATTATCTATACTTAAAGTATAAACAAAAAAAGCCGGATTGTCAAACCCGGCTTCAAAAATTTTAAGGAATTTTTATTCCAACGTTAAGAGATACGATAATTTGTTTACGTCCGCTAAAATCTCGTCTTTTATGTTTAATAAATCTGTGTCTTTTTCTTGTGACAAACCATTTGCAATTCCAATGATATTAGATTTTAAAGATTTTAAAAATACAGTTAAATCTAATTCAGATAAATTCTGTAAATTAAGTGTTCTTTCATTTTCACTTAATGTGAATCTACCATACTTACCCATTGCAACTTCGACAAATAAATCTATCTTTTCGTCCATTGATGAATATATGTCACCAAATGCAATATGTCTAGAATATCCTTTGGTTTGCCAATGTAATATTTTAAATTGTATCTGTGCTTCTAATAAAAATTGAACGTTAGTACTGAGGTTCATTTTCGTCTTGGTCTGGATTGAATGATTTCATTATTTGTTCTTTTCCGTAACTTTCAACTTCATCCTTAGTTAAAACATACTCATTTTTACCAGTTTGTCTCATTTCTTCTTGTTTTTGACTGAAGAAGTCTTGTGGGTGTTGATTAAATGGATATGAATCTAATGAACGCATTTCCAATTTCTCCTGTGGAGTTTTTGGTTTAACTTGTTCAATTCTACTACCTAACTCATCAATCTTAGACATCACAGAATCCATTTGAGCCAACTTTTGTTCTAAATCAGATAACTTACTGAATACACCATCCATTTTTTGGATAACGTCATTATTATTATCTTTAGTACTATCTAATTGGTTTTTGATATTTTTAGTCATATTAACTAAATCAGTAATATCAATCTCTTCTGTACCTCCCGCAGCATCTGTTGCAGGTGCTCCTCCCGCTGGAGGTGCTGCAGCGTCTACAGGTGCACCTTCTGCTGGTGGAGCAGCTAATGGGTCGGCCGGTGCTCCTTCAACAGGAGGTGCAGCAGCTAATGGGTCAGCTGGTGGAATTGCAGGAACTGCAGCATCCGCGCCCATATCTTGTTCCAAAATCATTGTCTGTGTGTATTTGTTAATCGCTCTGTGACGATTTAACTCTTCCATTAATTTTTGTTCTAACATAATATTAGTCTTGTAATAATTGTCTACCGTCTTCGGTAATATATTTTTTATTGATTCTTTCAACGATTCCGTCTTTTGACCTTATGATGTAGCACTCACCAGTCACTAAATCACACTCTTCTCTTTCCATACCATCTTGAGATGTTCCCTTAATGGTTTTTGGGTTTAAGAATTGGTCCACCGAGTTTTTTATTTTTGAATTTTCCATATCTTTTTATATAAATATCAAGAAATTTTTAAATTTTATTTTATTAATCGGAAATAAACAACATCTCCCTCAAATAATCCGAGTTCATCCATTAATGCTTTGGACATTCCTATACCATATGGTATTCCCGCTGCGGGTCCTGTATTAACCGGACCAATAAATCTTCTTGTTGTATAATCATAACTATACCCCAATGTAACCTTTTTATTGACTTTAGGGTCAGGATTAAAGAATTCAGTTTTTGGACTACCTTCTAAGATATTATTAGGTGTGACTGTGTTGTCAAACAAGAATTTAGTTGAATAAAACTTATCTTTATCTGAATTAGGACTAAGTTCTGACCACTTAACTACACTACTTGTTTTAGTGTTTCCTGACATAAATTCATATCTACTTACAAATCCCATATCTATGTCGTTATTAATAGGATAGTTTTTACCTCCCATTATTGTAACGTTAGCTCTCAACCACTCTTCATCGTTAAACTTAACTAACTGAACGTACTTCTCATTTTTAAATCCATTGTACGATATACCATAAGGTGTTGATGACGCATTTTCAATGATTTTCTCACCACTGATAGATTTAGTACCCGGGTCATAAACATATGTGTTACCCTTATTGTCTTGTACCACCTTTTCGTTATTTGTTTTATTTGCAAGTTTCTGATTTTCATCCTTAACTTTTGCAACCGCCTTAGATACCATCTTATCATCATCCTTAACCTTTGCAACCGCCTTAGATACCATCTTATCAAACAACGCACGATAACTCGCCATAAATGAATCTTTAGGGTCAGGTAATGATGTAATTGGTATTCTCGTACCTTTGAATGTTGTTTGAATGTTATTATTTGAAATACTATGGTTTACTTCTTGAATCCAATAGGTACCTCTAAACAATGGTATGTTCTTAAGATAGAAATACATCGTAGGTTGAATCATAACGTTACCCATCATTGTAACATCGCAAGTATATGATTGTGACCTATAAATGTCAAATAATCCAATATCAATTTGTGCAGTACTTGAACCTGTTTCACTAGCCCCCAATCTTTCTAACACCGCAAACGATTCCGAAGTGTTTTTAACCGATGATTGATTTAATTCAAGACCCTTAAAAATACTTTGGTTTTGGTCACCGAAACTAACCTCAAACGCTACCGCTTTATTAGATTTAAAGAAATCTATAGTATTAAACACCTCAGGTGCTATTAATACAGGATTGTTGTTTGGTTGTTGGATGTTAAAACTATCATCCTTAAACATCATCTTTTTGTTTACCTCACTCATTTCCAAATACTTGGAAGTTGGTCCTGTGTATTGTAAGATGATTTTAGGTGACGAGTCTTGGTAATCCACTTCCAAGAATGTTCCAAATATATTTTTAGCAACCGTTTTTGACGGTGTTATCTTTGATTTGTTATTATAATTCGTTCCATAGAAATTGATATAAGCAGGCATCGCTCTCATATCAAATCCCGTTCTTGAAATAAGATTTGAAATTGTACCGTATAGGTTTTGTTTTTTAGAATTTCTTTGGTCACCAATTTCTATTAATTTTTTAATATCAATATAAACTGAATCACCAATGTCTACATTTGCTTTATCTAAAAATAAGAACTCCTCTAATAAGTTTCTTTGACCGATAGAGTTACCCGCAATCCACTTATCATTAAATGATTTAAAGAAATTATATAATTCTAATTTGATTATATCGTCATTATATCCTCTATCTATCTTTAATCTTTGTTCAACATTATCCGCTTTCAGAGTACTGAATCTACCTATTAATACTTTTAAGTATAACGCAAGTCTATTTGCTTGTCCCCCAACTTTAGAAAATGCATCACTATCTTTTAATATGATGTTGTCTCTTAAATAGGTTATAAAAGTTGCTTTACTGATTCCATATCCCGCCCTTCTAAAACCTGCATAGATGTAAATTAGGAATCTAAATCTCTTAATGTTTTCTTCGTTAAGTTCAACATTATTATACCTAAAGAAATCTTCATAATAGTTATCCATATCTTCTCCAAGATATAGTTTAATGTAGTTCTGTGTTTCAGTATCAATTTGTCCTGAATCAAACGCAATTCCTGTTGAGAACCTTTCTACATTTGCCTGTGCAAAACCTCCCAATACGTGTGCATTAATTTCTTTAGGGTTTGATAAACTTAACTTAACCAAATTATCGTTACTTAATATATCATTGGTTATTTGATAAAGTTTTTCTTTTTGTCTCCAATAAGCATTCAGCATAAATTCATTCATACCAGGAGCGTTGTCAATATTGTCTGTTGAATACTTTGGTATTGAAACTAATTCTTTAAGTATTTTTTTAAATGTGTTATACTTGAATTTATATTTTGACTGAGGTACTTCTTCGTTTAATGTGTCTGATGCAAACTCAATGAACATATCTTCAAAGACATCTAATATTTCAGGTTTGAATGTTGCAATTAAATCAACAATTTTTCTATTATTCGCTGAAATAGATGGTAACGAATTATTCTTTACCATATATTGACTTGGTGGGTTAAAAGTTTCTCCACTATAAAGTGGTGATTGATTACCCATATAAATTTGGTCATAGTTTGACCAATAGGTTTTAAAATTATCTTGTTCGTTTCTACTAAAACCTGTTAGATTTGAATAAACGTGTCCTGAACCTGGTAATAATGTATATCTTTGGTCTTTCGAATCGTATTTTGAATTATCAATCATAACACTCCAATTCCAAGCGCCGTCGCCACCAATTTTGTAAATTGGTTTTATAACACCTTTATTAACCATTTCAGTATACATCGTATTACCCGTTGCGATAAATGGATTATAGAAAGTATAATCATTAACTATTTGATGAAATATCGAATGATAGTATGGATAAAAACCAAAGTCTTTCGGGTTTACTCCTCTAATAACGTTAAAACTAGCTGTGTTTCCCGATGTACTTCCTGTGAATGGTACGGAGTATGTTCTGTTTTGATTTAAATCGTAAAACAAATTAGTGTCAATTGGTTCAGTTATACCTGATAAAATATCCACACCTTCTAATATGTGTTTTTTATATCTATGATATAACGCCCCCCACTTCAATATTAAATGATATGGTACATAATGAGTAGCTCCAATCTCTCTAAACATTGAAGACATTAAAACTCCTTCATCATTTGTGTTTATAACCGCTTGTAATCCAATGTTTAAATTATCTTTTAATGGATGTGCTAAGTCTTTAAAGTTTAATTGATTTAAGAGTAAGTAAGCAGAACCTGCATATCTTCCTTTTGATGTTCTATTTTGATAATCATTGTATAGTTGTTTATGAAAATACGGAGTATTAATCATCATCCTATAATCCGTGGTAGGTGCGTTTTGATAATCTACTGTATCAAAAAAGATATAATTATTAAATAAGTTTCTACCTGTTTTAGTGTTTCTTGATGTACTTCCTGATACATCAACAACATATTCCACAGGGTCAGACCATACCCACATTTCAGGTTCAATTGATGAAGAAATAAAATCTTCAACAGTATTTAACCTAACCATACCTTTAAGGTGTATTTGGTTTTTAGTAAATCCTGAAGATAATAAACTGTAACTATATTCAGTTGAATTAAAAGGGTATATGTTTACTCTATACTCCTCACCAACATAGTTAATTAAGTTTTGTGCTAAGTTTGGATAATATCTATTATTATCCAAAGATTTATTTTTAGGTACGTATTTTTCAACTTTAAAATCTGCCTCCAAAGATTCTCTAATATATGGTATAGTTGGAAGTTGGTCTTCGTAATATGGATATCTTTCATATGCCGAAAATCCTAACATATATTTCTTTAAGTCTTCGGGATTTTTAACTGATGTTTTTAAAACCTCAATAATATCAAAATCTTCAGCAATTCTATTTTTAAGATTATCAAATTCTAACAACGCCAATTCTTGTATCGTATTGTTACTAAATGAATCTATAGTTGTAATATATGTTGCTCTTTCCCATATTTCATATAGTATAGAAGCAATTGATTTATCTTCGTATGGAATCACATTGTTTAAATGTGTTAACATACTGATATCTCTTCTTTGTAGTGATTCAGAATCGTTGTTTGTTATATAGTCAATTAAATCAGGACCATTTTCGTTTGAATCATTACTCTCAACTTTTTTGGTTGATACTGCGTGATAGTTTTCTACAAAATCAACTTCAGGCCATAATTTCTTATCATAACTCTGTAGTTTTTTTGACATTTCAAAAGAACCAGGGTAAACTAAAACATTTTGTTTTTTACCCGTTGCTGGTTTTTTAACTTCAGGCCAAGGATATATTGATTCACCAACACTATCGGTTGACACTGAATTAAGAATATCTTTTCTTTGTTCTGCAACTTGGAAAGCTTTATAATGTGTGTCTTTTAATAATCTAATATATGTGTCTGCACTAGCAAGAATTAAACCCACAACATTACGAATCGTAGGTTCAAACCCAATTCCGATATCTCTTCTTTTGATGATATCGTTCATTTTTTTCTCAATTAATTGTTCTAATTTGTTTCTTTCTTCGATGTAATCTTTTTGGATAGTGTACAATGTCTGTAACATTCCATTTATGTCAACACCAATTTTGGAATCTATTTTGTAAAAGTTTTTAATATTCAATAACGCGTTACCTGAGATTGTTCTCGTACTAATAGTTTTGTCTTTCAATAATTTCACATCTCTATTCTTACCAAACGCTTGGTTATTATCCATCGCCTGTACGTTGGTTTTGATTAACAACTCTAACGTACCAGGTGTCGACCCTGTAAGCATTGCTAATGAAGTTGCTGGTTTACTTTTCTCTAA